TTGTAGGCCACGCCTGCGCCGGTAGAGGTGTAGGGAGCGGTGACGGAGACGGTGAACGAGAACGCCGAGATTGCCGTGACGGTGGCGTTCGAGACGTTGAGCGCCTGATTGCCCCCGAGCCCTGAGACAGTCACGTTGTCCCCGACATTGAAGGCGTTGCTCGTGCAGTAGTAGGTGACGGTCGAGCCACTGCCGACTGCAGAGGTGACGACGGTGCTCGAGTAGTTAGAGCAGCGATACCAGTTCTTCGTGGCGGCGGAGTTGGCGTAGGTCGCCCAGAATGAGGGACGGTAGAGGTACTTGAGGCTCAGGTACTTCGTCAGGTCGGTGGCTTCGATGTCGAGGTCCGAGTTGAGTTGGTCCCCGACCTTCTCTCGAATGGTGTCGATGATGCCGAAGTAGATGGGGTAGGTCGTGCCGCTCCAGGTGGCCTGAATTGCGACCGGCATGCGAGGGGCGATTTGGTTCGTGTTGTTGAAAAAGCCGTCTCGGTTGTTGAGCGTCATCTTCAGCGTCGATGCTTCGACCCGATCGAGGTAGTGCTGCTTGCCGGTGCGAGTGGAGAAGTCTCGGACGTACTTGCCCACATAGGTCCAGTAGGAGTTCGAGGTTCCCGAGGCAGGGAGAGCCTGACCAGTCGAGGCGATGAAGTTCGTGGGGTTGAAGCCAATCCATACGTCGATGACTGGAAGCGATGCGATGGTGGTCATCGGAGCCTCCGCTTCGTCGTAGGTGCTGGCTTCTGTTGCTGAGCAGCGTGTCCGTACAGGTTCCCCATCGAGCGTACCTGTTTCGTCTGCGAGATGCGGATGGCCTCAGCGACGGCCTTGATGAAGGCAGGGTTAGCGACGAGGGCGTTGGCGATGGCGCTCACGTCGATGGCGATGTTCCATGTCTCATTAGCGCCGGTGTTGTTTTGGAACTCAGCCATGAGCCTTGATGGTCAAGTTGATGGTGGTCTTGCCGTAGGTCTGGAACTGCCCTGGGCGGTATCCTGCGAACGTTTGAGCGAAGTTGTTGCTGGCGTAGGCGGCCTGCATGTTTCCCTGGAATAAGTTCAGTGGGTGAGCGTTAGGGTTCGTCGGGTCGAACTCGAGGTCAGCAGTCAATCCCTGCTGCTTCATCATGGCGTTGATGTAGGCAATTTGCGCTGCGGTGTAGTTGCTTTGCTTGAGTGCCTTGTCGAGCTGTGGGATTTGCTTGGACGTGAATGTCTGGGCGGTTGTTTGACCTGGCGTAAGAGCGTCGGCAGCCATTACTGCCCCGAACAGTCCACCCGTCTCGAAGAGCGGAGCGAACTTGGAAGCGGTGCCGAGAAGTGACGCTCCACCTAAGGCGAGCAACTTGCTACCGACTGCATTGACGATGCTGGCCTTGCCACCTGCACCCTCGGCGGCGGTGATGGCGGTGTTAGCGGCAATTTCTTCGAGCAGGGCGGTGTCAGTGGTCTTGAAAATGTTGCCGAGCCCAGGTATCTTTCCGAGCACGGTGCCGAGTCCGGGAATCTTGCCAATGGCCTGCGTGACCTTGAAGGCCACCGATGCACCGAAGACGGTGAGAGCGGTGTCCGAGGCAATCTGCTGAACGATGGGGTGAGTGCTGAAGAACTTGACAGCGTTCTCCGTCCAGTTCGCCAGTGTGTCTACGGTGGGGAGCATCGCCAGTCCGAAGCCGGTGAGGGCGTTCTTGGATTCCGTCTCTAACTTCTTGAGCTTGAAGTTCAGTTGCTGAGAGGTCAGCCCGAAGGTGAGGTCGAGTTTTGCACCGCTTGCGCCTTGCAGGTTCTTGTTAGCGTCGGCGACTTGGTTCAGGTTCTTGGCGAGGGTCGAGACGAGACCGATGGAGGCAGGGCCGAACGTGTCCTTGATGAGCGTGTTCATGGGGATACCGGTCTTGCGTGACTGCGTTTCCAGCATCTTCAGCACGTCCACGAGGCCGGTGCCAGGCTTGCGAGCAGTGGCGGCAAGTGTCTCGGCGTTCAGCCCTAGTCCCTTGAGGTTCTTGGCGTAGGCAGAGGTGGGGTTCTCCACCTTCTCTAGACCCGTTGCGAGTGAGGTGTAAGCCTTCGCAGTACCGAAGCCAGCCTGAGACGCTACGGAGGAGACTGAGGCCATCTCAGCGAGGTTCAGGCCAGCAGCAGCGAGTGCGCCTCCGACCTTGCCACTGAGCACGCCGGTCAGTTGCTCCAGCGATCCGACGTGACTCTTGTTCGCTTGCACGAGCAGGTCAGAGATGGCAGCAACGCTCATCCCCCGAGCGATTTGCAGGCGCTGGATGGCGACGACGGACTGAGTGGTCGAGACCACATCCCCACCCGTGATGGCTGAGGCCTTCGCTGCGGCGTTCACGAGGTCGTAGGCAGCCTTGCCTCGATAGCCAGCCTTCTCCACCTGGAGGAAGGCGTTGCCGATGTTGTCCGACGAGATGGCGGTCTGGCTCGAGATGTTGAGGATGGAGCCCTTGAGTGAGTCGATTTCCTTCGCCGATGCGCCCGACTGGTTCTGAATCTTGTCGAGGACTTCGTTGAACTTGAGAGCCTGATCCACTGCGTAGCCAGCGATTGCCCCTCCGAGACCGATGACGGCGGTGGAGGCTTTGCTGGCGAACTTGTTGAACTTGGTCGAGGAGGCTTCGGCGGCGAGGCCGAACTTGCCCATCTTCTCCTCAGCCTCGGTCATCTTCGCCATGTATTCCTTCGTGTCAGCGAACAAAGTTGCTATAATTGGACTGAGCATAGACATCTAAGCAACTTTCACGAGTAGGAAGAATACAGATAATGAAGAAATGTCCGAAGTGTAGCGAGACGGATCAGTCTCAATTTTATCCGAACGCTCTAGGTTTGACCTGTAAGAAGTGTCGAGCGAAGTACGCCCGAGAATGGAAGCGAGCGAAGAAACTCGCAGACCCCGAATACGGCAAGGAGTACCGTCGCTCCTACTATCACCGTGACATCGAGAAGTCACGAGCCACTCAGCGAGAATGGCGTAAGCGGAATCCCGATGCGGTGAAACTTCGTCAGGCCGCTAATAAAGAGAAGGCACGCCGTGAGGGGCGCTATGCGTTGTACCGTCACGGTGTCACGCTTGCCGAGCGTCGAGTCATTGAAGAGCGTCAGAACGGCAAGTGCGCCATCTGTGCGACCAATTTGGCGACTACGACTCGACCTTGCATCGACCACGACCACGCCACCGGAGCAATCCGAGGAATCTTGTGCAATAAGTGCAACGCTTCGCTCGGTTGGTTTGAGGCCCGTCGAGAGAGCGTCGAGGCGTATCTCGCAGCCGAGCCGGTTCACCCTGGCAAGAAGCGTCGTGCTATCCCTGAGCCTGATTGAAGAGACGGTGGGCGAGTGCGTTGAGGCGCTCTGATGCGTTGTCCACGCCCATCGCCATGAAGGGGAAGGCTGGCGCAGAGATGAAGCGTGTGCCGAACTCGACGAAGGGTGCGTAGTCCATCGAGGGGCCGGTGCCGGACTCCCAGCCCTTGCCCGACTGCCGGACGTACTTGCGAGAGATTGAGCTGCGCAGGTTGCCGGTGCGGATGGTGGGGTTAGGGCGCTGGGCTTTGTAGGGGCCGGTGCCCTTGTAGTAGACGTGGCCTGACTTGGAGACGGTGCGAGAGCCACCAGGACGGGCCCTGAATTGTTCCTTAGCACTATCGCCGATGATGTCGGCTCCCTCGGTGACGAATTGACGAGCGGCGAGGCTCATCTTCTCCATGTCACGCTTGAGTTGGTCGTTGAACTCGGGGATTCCTGAGACGATTACCCTAGCCACGCTCGACCTCTCTAAAGACTTGATCTATTGCCAGCAGCCAGTCCGTCACCTGCCGAGGCTGGTCGAGGAACTCCTCGTGCGAGCCTCCGAGGGCTTTGCGGAAGCGGTACTCACGAGTGAGGTCGGACAGTTCAGCGTCCACCTCAGTCGTCTTGCCCTCGAGCGCCGCCTTTAGTTTGCCGAGGCGACGGTAGGGGCTTTTGGGTCGGTGTCAGGCTCCGTGTTGATGCCTGCGCCGTTGAACTCATTACCACATCCCTCAGCGAGTGCGTCGAACGTGGCCTTAGGCAGGTCGAGCACCGACTCGAGGGTCGGCAGGTCGCCCAGCGTCCACTGCTTGACGAGCCCGACGATGAGCTCAGCCTGGTAAGCGTCCATCGCCTTCACCTGGTCATCCGACAGCGTGCTGTACGCTCCCCACGTCTCTGGCTTCGTGTCATCGAATCCGAGGGAGGCGAGGTGTGCAGCAACACTGGCGGCTGACAGGTACGCCCGAGAGATGGAGCGAGTTGTGCGCTCGCTGATTTCGTCTCGGGAGGCGATGACTGCTGACTGGTTGTTGGGTAGTTGGATGATTGGCATTGTTCCCCTTCTTTCTTGGTTAGTAGGCGGCGGACTGTCCGTTGATGGTGACTACCTTGATGGGCGAGTAGCCGGTGGCAGAGTCGGTGGTGTTGGCGTTGGCGGTGAACTCCACCTCAATCTCGGTGAACTCCTTGCCTCGGGTGCGCTTGACGTTGTGGAACTGCGCAGTCGTCATGGTCAGAGCCACTGAGTGCTGGGTGCCACCAGATGCGTCGTTAGGGTCGGTCAGCGTAATGACCACGGCCTGAGGTGAACGGGTGAGACCGTAGGCGCTCGAGCCGGTGGTGAACACGTCAGCGTTCGTAGCCACGACGAAGGTGAACTTGCCGGTGACTTCGATGGGCCCGACGAACAGGTCGTAAGGGGCCTGCTGTCCGAGAGTGTAGATCGCCTG